GTATTTTGATGTGCAACCAATTGAACCGATATATCTTTTTCAACTGCAAACTTTTTTAATTGGCTCATAAATTTTGAAATATACAAATCCTCTCTACCACCCTTATCCATATGATGATCAATGGTGTTATACGGGTCAATTACAAGAGTTCTAATACCATTCTTTTTTACTAAAAAGGCCGTTTTTTCTAGTATGTTTTCTAGTTTGAAATTATCATCTGGATAGATCAAAAAGAAGTACCTATCAATCACATCCAGCGCAAATAATATTTCGTTTTCGCTCATGTAGTTATTTTGATAGTATGGGTCTGCGCTCTTTCCAATAATTGATTCAATCAGGTCATTAAAAAAGTCAGCCTTTGGCATGTTTTCAGGTGAAAATACGGCCACTTTTACACCTTCTTTAAACGCTCTTATCAAACATAACTGTAATAACATCAATGTTTTACCTTCATTTTGATAACCAGTCCACATAGTTACCTCGCCTTCTCGCCACGTCCAAGCATTATCTATTTTTTTGAAGTATGTTGTTGTACCTCTTTTTTGCCCGTTTCGATACCTATCAAGTATTTCATTTCTACAATCATTAGCCGTAAATACGCCCGAAATTTGTATTTCTTTGGCATTATCAAAACAAGATAATAGCGTTTCAATACCAGCCTTTACTAGACATTCATTTGCATCTTTTAGGCCATTGTAAGAAATTATTTTAATCTTTTCAATACCAAACCGCCTAATTAATTCTTCCTTGCCATTTCTTCCTGCTTCATCATCATCAACCCCAATGTAAATAGTTTCGATCTTGTCAAAAATATGAACGTAGTTATCTAGGTAATCCATGTTTACTTTGCCTGATTTAGTGAACCCATTAGGCACACTAACAGCCGATTTTTTACCAGCTGTTAACCAACTAGCCACGTCAATTTCACCCTCTACAAAAATTACATAGTTTGAATTTTTAACCGAATCGAGATTATATAAAATCTTCTCTGCATCCTTTACAAGTTTGAAGTTCTTTTTACCATCTCTGAATTTTGTATTTATCAGCTCATCATTAAAAAAATAATCGAATGCAATGCAATTTTCTTCTTGCGTTGTCTGTGGCATCCATTCTTTTACTTCACGTATTTTAAGCGATTTTAAAGCCTCTAAACTTATCTTACGTGTATTGCATAGGTAATTAGTAAATTTGTCGCTGTATGGCTTAGAAATAGGCACAAAAACAGGGCGTTTATAATTCACTACGTTGGCTTTCTTTTTGTATGTGTGTAATTGTATTGTTTTTCCGCAATGATTACATACTCCTAGTCCAGTATCCCAAAATACAGAAAGACATTTTTGCTTAGGATTATATTTCCTGCTTGCTGAACATTCTGGACATGTGCTAGTACTTGCGCCTGCCTTTATCCCGTAAACATTGTATTCATCGATCTCGTACCCGTTAATTTCCATTATCTAAAAGCGTCATACGGGTTGATAGGATTTGAACTTGGCCTTGGCGCCAATGGGTTTGGCTTTACTGGTTCTTTTTTTATTTCATCATTCCATCGTTTTTGGTTAAGGTAAGTTTCTGGATTAGGATGGTTGTATGTCGCAAAAGGTTTGAAAGCTACCCAATCTTTTATCGTGTCCTTAATTTTCTGAATTTCGCTATCAGGTAGTTTATTGAATTTCGATTCACAAGTAGATCTTCCTACTTTTTTTGGGTATAAAGACCAAAACTCTTCAAAAGTCATTATTATATTTTCTTCTTTATCTTTTATCTTTTTACTTTTATCTTTTGGTAGAAGGGGGGGTACTACCGACCCTACTACCGACCCTACTAGGGTATCTCTTGTAATTTGTTGATTCTCATGTTTTTGAAAACCGCCTTTTTTACCAGTAAATTTTGATTGTTTTATGAAATTTATCTGTTTTAGATACGTTTTAAAGTACTTTTCAACCAGTTTACAACTAAAACTAGTTGGAAGTTCAGCATATTCTCTGTAAACATTTACCATAAACTCGCCTAAGTGTTTAGAATTACCTTCAAAAAAATCATTAGCATCTTCTATGTCAGAAAACCAAATCTTTAAATATTCCCTATCACTCATGGTAAATTAGTTAACTTTTTGTGTAAATAAAATCATACTTTTATCATTCTTCTACCATCTTTTATTACTAATACTAGCTTATTAGTTGCCATTTGTTTAGAAACAGCAGCCTTGCTAATATTTTTTAATTTAGCATATTCAGATGGTAATAATAGTGTTTCTTTTTTTTCCACAACACAAATATAGTTAACTAATTAATTATTTCAAAACATTTATAGCCTTAAAACCTTCCAAAGTGCGTATCTCAAATTTGCCGTTCCTGTATTTTGGGTCTTTCTTTAGCTCGGTAAGCTTCTTTTGAACTTCTTGAACTAGTTCATGTTGAAATACCGATTTAGCTACGTCCATCCAGTTTTTACGATATGTTAAGACGTACGTTTTTATAGCCTACTTTCTATTTGTTTAACAATATCTCGAGTGTACTCGTCAATTTGCATCAAGTAAATCATTGAGTTAATATTACCCTGAATAGTACGCTGATCCCTGTCATCAAAATAAATACCAACTTGCCTTTGTGACATATCGCAATGCTTCCAGATAAGTAATATTGCAATTTTCCTAGGAATTATAATATGGATTCTTTGATCTTTAATTCTTAGATCGTTAGTATTCAATTTATAAAACCTTGCAACCTCGTGTAATATCTTTTCTTTTGTCATTTTAAGCATCCTTAAATGGTTTATTCTTACTTTTTTTGCTCAAATAATTTGAAGCGTATGTACTTTCTGCATTTTCAATAAGAACATCCAATGCAATACCTAATTCTTTTGGGTCAATTGGATAGCCTTCTATTTTGCCACGCCTCCACTTTTGGTATAGCTTTACTAGCTTAATTGCTTCTTTTAATTCCATTTTATGTTATGCGTTAAACGATGCTTTTTAAGAAGCTTATTATAAGCAGCTAACCGACTTGTATTAAACTCGGTTAGCTGTACTTTTTCACCTGTAAGTTTCTTTGTTGCTTCGAAAATAAAAGGTGCTACGTTAAGTTCAGGCATTTTACAAAATTAATGCCCAAGTATTAGCCCATTCAATTGGTACTGCAAAATCATCAAGGCTTCGATCTGGGTTTCCTGTTGTTTCGTTATATGGAATCATAACACAATCCATATCTTTCGATGTGAAATATGGATGACCTTTTTTTATAGCACCGCCAAACAAGTCGTAAGGTGCTGCATAACACAAAATACATGGTGTTATATATTCACTACTATCGCTGCTAGTTCCTATATCTTTCCTCATTTTATTTACTATTTAAATCATTTTTGGTTACAAAAGTATAGTACTTTTTACATTCGACTATTGCCAAATCGTAACGCCCCGTTTCTAGGTAGTAGCAAATATTACATACAAAGAAATTCCAGTTTCGTTCGTTCGCTATTTGAGTAGGTTCGTTTTTGAATAAGAACTTTACTTTTTGCAAAAAGCTAGGCTTATATTCGTCTTTACAAAGCGTTATAACTGTGATAGTCTTTTCAATATCCTGTTTAAAGCTTCCTTTTTGCTCGCAACGTTCTAGGCGTTTTATTGCATCAAATTGGTAAGCGTTCCATTTACGTTTTTCTGCTACTAAATAAAGGCTACCACCTTCTTTACTGTAATATTCTGGTCGTATCATATTCCTTGTTTTCTTCTAAATGTTCCTTAATTGCGTCTAATTGTTCCTTATAAGTTCCTAGAAAGAATTCCATCGTGCGATTAGCGCAATAAATGCAACTAGTAACGCTCTTTTTTATTTGCTCTGTAACTGGCAATTCACTATACACTTTTACCAATAAAGCTTTGATTTTTGGGTGTACCCTATAACAAATATTGTCGGATAAACTTTCCAATCGATCGGCTTCAATCGAGATTAAACGGGTTAAAATTGCCATTCTTTCCTTTTCGTCTTTAAAGCGTGGCAAGTCTTCTTGTAGCTTATTTGTTATCTCTGTGTACTGGTGTTGGCCATCGTTGCATAGTCCATTTTTTGCGCTGTAAATGTGTTCTATTTCCGTGTCAACTTCTTTGCTTAGTTCATTTTTCCACTTCTTTAATCGGTACGAACATTTGAAGTTGTCTAGTTCTTCCTGTAGAATGTAAAGCAAGCAAGCGCATTTAATCGCTTGCTTTGACATTTCATGCGCACGTTCAGTCAACATTTTTTTCTAGTTCAGTTGGTTCTAGTTTGCCGTACAGTTCATCGACCTGATCAAAAATGTTATCAACGATATTGTCATACATTTTTTTATTAATCTCTGTTTTTTCTTGTGTAATTTTTTTTTCGAAATGGTCACACCCGTGAGTATAGCGAATATTGCCTTGTGTATCGTGGCCTTTCAGCGTTTTGTACTCAAAGAACTCGCCCGTTTGAGTATCATTCGCCCGTTCACACATGTAGCGCAATGGGCATGGTTTATTAGTGCATGTAATCATTATTTTTATTTTAGTTTATAAAAGTGAGTAGTCATTCCTTGAAAATCGTTTTTGAAGTTTACTAATAATGGTCTTATTTCATTAAACTGTTTTTCGGTTATTCGGCCAATATTTTCAATATGGTATGTACATTTTTGATTTATCCGAAAAGGAAATTGAACCTGAATTATAGCACCATTTTTAATATGCTCTTTTAATTGCTTGATTGTCATTTGAATTAATTTAGTAGTAATTCCATTATTGCCTTTTTTAACGCTTTGAAAACTGGGATTTTGCTTTCTTGTACATCTTTTTCATCCAATGAATTGAAATATATGTATGAAACTGGAATGTTTAGCACAATACATATTTTATTGAGCGTTTCCCTTTGAGGAAGCGTTCTGCCCGTTTCAATTTGACACAACGCATTAAAACTGATTCCGCATTGTGCAGATAGTTGTTTTTGATTCAGTCCCTTAGACTTTCGAATCTCTCTAATTGATTGGCCTATGTTCATACTATTCAGTAATTTTATACAAGTAAACTAAATAAGCTACAAAAGCCCCTAATCCGCAAATAGGGCAAACAATCCATTTGCCAAATTCAATAATTGTTTCAGTCATTTTACAAGTTGTTTAAAATTGATTCTACTATTCCAGCTATTCCTAAACAAAAGAATATAGTGGCTGTTTCTGCTTTAGTGTAGTACATTACCTTTCAATTAATAATTTAGAAGCCAATACAATTCTACTTTCTAGAAATTCAAAATCAAACTCAGGAACTTCAAACTCAAACCTGTTTAAATCTTTGTATTTTGAATTTTCTGGCAAATAGGCAAGTTCACATTTTGGAGATTCAGAAATAAATCTATACTTCCACTGATCTGATCCATCATAATTTTCGGCACGTTCGGCAAGTAATTGCAAATCCTTTTCATATGGCATAAATAGAATTGCCTCTACTATTTTTACGTTATGAATTGAAGCATTTGAAACAAGTTGCCAGTATTCCTCTGGAAAGTTTTTGCGAAATAATGAGATGTCTTTTAGTTGCAAACAATCAGCATATTTTGCAAATTTTTTAGGCTGGTAACATTTTATTTCTCCAATTTTATGTGAAGCTTTTACATCAGTTGATCCAGCCCAAAAATTATACCTTGGATGTAGAATAGTTTCATTACTTACTAAATCAAATCCAAATTCTAAATAGTCAGCAACATGACTTTCGCAAAATGTACCCCAAGCCATATCTCTAGAAAATGATTCGATAGAAATAGACCTGTTAAGTTTTCTTTCTAAATTAACCTCTTCAATGTAAGTTAAAGCTGGAGCAGAAAAAGAGTTTTCACTTTTACCTTTTTCAATTAGCTTGTGTATTTTTGAACTAGTAAAATTACCTATTCTTAAAATGTTCTCTGTAATACTCATTTTGAAAGATCATTTAAAAGTTTCTTATTTTCTTTAGATAATTTATAGCCTTTTTCGATTGCCTCTATTGTTGTTTTCCCTTCTTTTAATGCAGATATAGCACCTTCCCATTTTGGGCTTGCAGGATGTAATTCTGGAAGTATTGGAGCAATAGGAAGTACACGCAAAGCATCTACAACATCCCCGAAAGCTTTAACAGGTTCAGCGTGTATAATTACTTTTAATCCAGCCCAATTCTCAATAAATGGCGATCCAGCTACCTTTGTTATTGTTTTACAATTGGTCTTATTTAGAATTAATGGCTTTTCATTTTCTAGTTTTGCAACTGTACATTCTGTTTCTTTGCCATCAGTCCCTTTTACTTTTTGCCTACAAACAGAAAGTATTTTTACAACTCTTTGTTCATTTGGCTGCAAACTGTAAGCCCCTATATAAACGGGATTTGTTAGTTTTTTCCAGTGTGTTAAATCAGACATATGAATTTAATCTAAAAAGGTAAATCGTCTGTTTCTTGTGATTGAATAGGCGTTTCAGTACGTTGGCTAGATTCGCCTTGTACATGTGTTTCACCTTCTTTTTTATTGTTCATTAAAACAAAAGAAGTTCCTTTAATTTTAACTGCATATTTTTTCACTCCGTTATCTTCCCATGTTTCAGTTTTTATAGTTCCTTCAACATACAACTCATGTCCCTTTTTAACAAACTTCTCAATTACCTTTGCTTGTTCATTCCAAAATTGGATATTATGCCATTCTGTTTGATCAACTCTGTTTCCTGATTTATCTTTGTAACTTTCGGTCGTGGCCATTGGAAAATTACAAACAGTACTATCTCTTACTTGCTTTAACTCAGGATCTTTCCCAACTCGACCCAATAAAATAACTTTACAAACTGATCCCATTTTACTTGTTGTTTAAATTGTTTTCTCCTTTTTCAAAATCAATAATCAAATGTGAGTGGCTAGAAGCGTTGAACGTTTCGTTTAAATCATTTCGCTTAAAATAGACGTTTACTATCCAGCTTACTACTAGACAAAACATCATTACAAAGAACATGTAAGATAGTTCGATGTACATTCTCGTTTCTTGTGTCATTTCTCTAAAAGAGTTATATTGTAAAATGATTCAGCATCTAAGAATTCATGAGACTTCCCAGCAATCATAATGAGAGTATTGATTATCTCGTCCTTCAAAGGAGTGCTTTTTTTGCTTTTACTACCATTTTTAGCTAAATAAGCCATCTTGGTAATAATTTTTTCACTTTCGTCTGAAAGGATAATATTTGTTTTTGCCATCGTTTTGTTATTTGTTATACAAACTTAGTTAAAATTATTTAAAATAACTACTACTAAGTTTAAATAATTATCTAAAATAATAAAACAACTCGTAACTTATTGTAAATCAATACATAAATTACGAGTTGCGTATATACATTCGTTATATGCTATTTTAAAACAGACCATTCCGATAGCTTGGTGTTCACCATATCTTTTAGTTTATCGACTTTTGACACTGGAACTCTGAAAGCTATTGTAGTGGTAGGTTCATTGTATTTAGGTTTAGCACCCGAACCTTTTCGAGTGCCACCAGAGTTCTTTTTAAGCATTTCTAACAGCTTTGTTTATCTTAACATCTTGATTCAAATCTGAATGCTTAACCAATATTTCTTTTTTCCCAACTTTTATTAGTGTCTCAAATTTTGAACTTGTGATTTGTTTTTCTGATAATATGAAATACTTTATTTTATCAACTGGAGTGAAAAACGGTGTTTTTTCATCCCATACTTTTTGAGATACAACATTGAAAGTTTCATCTTGTCTTTCTTTGCTATAAGTCATAAAACTTGTTCCATCTGAAAATTTTACTAAAGTTGCCATGTCTTTGTCGTTTTGTTGAATCAAAGGTAACACTTTATTTTGATTCTGCAAACTATTTCAAAAATAAAGTGAAAATATTTTTCGAGCGACAAGAAAAACAGCATATAACACTGTATATACGCCATTAAAACAGGCGTATATACGTAGCGTTATAAGAAATATTTACGCAAGACCAAAAGGCTTATCATTATCAAATCTTTCTTTGTAGATTTTCATCTTAGCTTCAAAAGTTTCAAATGAGATAGAATTTATCCCATAATCCAACG